TCACGCTACTAAATTAACTCTTCAAGCTAATACGGAAATGCTTAAATTTCTCTTTGGAGAAGGCTGCCTGCGCCAATAATTTGACAATCGAAAGACAAACTCCGATGCTTAAAGCTTGAGTCAAGTTGATTCTACTTTTTTGCTTGTAGCAAGGATGCGCTTAAAATGATTATAAAATCTAATACGATCACAATGGTTGACGTTAATTCTCTTATACCACACCCGAAAAATTGTCATGAACACCCACCAGAGCAAATCGAAAGACTGTGTAAAATCATTGAGTATCAGGGTTTTCGCAATCCTCTTACTGTTCAGGCCGGAACTAACTTAATCGTTACAGGTCATGGGCGAACACTGGCGGCAAAGAAATTAGGCATGAAAGAGGTGCCTGTCATTTATCAAGAGTTTGAATCTGACGAGCAACTTTATGCTCACCTGGTAGCTGACAACGCTATCGGGAAAGACACATGGGCAACCCTTGACTTAGGTATGATTAATCTTGAGCTAGAAAACTTAGGCACTGATCTTGATATTGATTTGTTGGGTTTAAAGGATTTTATAATTGAGCCGATGAACAAGATCGAGGACAAAGAAGTAGAATTAAGTTTTGATTATAAGTTAGAAATAGATTGTGTTGATGAAATAACCCAGCAACAAACAATGGCCGAGTTAATAGATAGAGGACTCAAAGTTAGAGTTTTACAGTAGTCGCAACACAGGGGAAAATATAATGGCAAGACCTCCAATGAAACTCGAAGATATTAAATTCGACGGATGGGATCAGTTAGACGCTCTCATCATGTGGGCGAATAAAACATACTGTTGTGAAGTTCTTAAGATGAACGAAAAGACCTTAACAGCAAGGATTAAAGAAAAACATGGGCTAAGTTTCTACGATTATAAAGAGCAAAAGAAAGAAGCAATGAGAGTGAATCTAAGAAAGAAGCAATATGATGTTGCGATGGCAGGAAATGTCTCGATGCTCATTTGGCTTGGTAAGAATGAACTAGGGCAGACGGACAAGCAGGATATTGAGCAGAAAACAGAGGAGCGCAGGATTGTTGAAGTCAGAAAGTCGTCTGAATGAGTCTTTTTTTAGAGAAAACTTTTATTATCGAGATGGCGGTGTCTTTGTCAAAAGGCAGTATAACTCATACGTGAGAATAGGCAGAGAGGCCGGGTGTCAAACAAATAGGTATAATTACTTGAGAGTTCTTGGCAATAACTACGCTAGACACAAGGTTATATGGGTTATTAATGGCGGGCTCTTTAGTCAAACGGTTGACCATATAAACGGGAATAAAAGCGACGACAGAATAGAGAATTTAAGAGCGGTTACAAAGTCACAAAACGAGATCAATACTCCCGTGAGAAAGAATAACAAGCTAGGTGTTAAAAATATTTCAATATGCACAACAACCGGGCTATACATGGCGCAAGCCAATAGAAACGGAAAGAGAGTTTTCAAAAAAAGATTCAAAGAGCTAGACGATGCGATAGCTTATAGGGACAAGATTTTAAAGGCTATTGATGGCGAATACTTTAATCACTCTTTGGGATAAGCAATACGGCTTTTATACCGACCAAGGAAGGGAAGCCTTATTGGAGGCTGGCATCGGTTATGGAAAGTCGATGGTTGCATCAATGTGGCTCTTTGAAAATGTTCAAGAAAATCCAATGTCAAAATGGATTATGGCAGCAAGAGATTATCGCCAATTAAAGACAGCAGTTGACGAAGAGTTTGAGTACTACCTTCACGACATTTATGGTCTCCAGCGGGATGTTCACTATAGGAAAACCAACGGATCGCCTATCGTTTACGAGTTTAGACATAATGGCGCAAAGATTTATGGCTTTGGTGCCCAAAACTATGACACAGCTTTTCGTGCCGGAAACTATATGGGCGGCTGGGGCGATGAGGTAGATTTTTGGAAGCCAGAGGCGGTTAAAGCGTTTAGAGGAAGAGTAAGAAAGGCACCTGAGTTAATAAGGTGGACTAGCTCACCCAACGGATTTAATCACGTTCATGAGGACTTTTATGTTAACAAGGCGGGCAACGTATATAATGCGCCATCGCATGAGAACAAATCTCTTTCTAGTGAATACCTAGAGTCTTTAAGAAGAACATACTCCCCAAAATTGTTTGAGCAAGAAGTCTTGGCAAAAAGACTTAACATGAATGTGGGGGCGGTTTATAACGAGTTCGACAGAGAGAGGCACGTTAAGCCATGCAAAAATCTATTAACACCTAGCGATCAACTCTATTTCTTTACTGATTATAATATTTCTCACTATTGCGGGACATATATGTTTAAGCGAGACGGCAAGGTTTATGCGATAGGGGAAGAGCATTTAGAGTTCCAGGGGACAAGAGAGATGGCACAAAAGGTAAGGTCGAAGTGGCCTGATAGACCGATTATTGTAGTCGGAGATTCAACAGGTAACAATAAAAGGGACGTTGCAATCGACCAATCTAATTATCAATTATTCCAAGCAGCGGGACTAGGGACGAAAAACTTTCTAAATCCACCCGTACAGTCTAGAATAATCTGTGCTAACAGTAATTTCTATCACGACAGGCTTATTATTGATCCTGCTTGTAAAAACTTAATTAGAGATTGCGAGCTAGTAGCGTGGAAAGAGGACGGCAAGGATATAGACAAGAGCGATATCACACTAAGTCATGCCTCAGACGGTTATACATACGGTGTTCACTTTTTTCTGCCCCTCAAGGACAGAAGTAAATTTAAGATACGAACACAAGGGCGATAAAATGGATTTAAGTACACTATCTGGGCGAAAACAAGTAATTGATCGCATCGAATCAAATGAAAACAAGGGCCGTAAGGTTGCCAGTTACAAGGCAAGCGAGATCATAAATGACCGCATTAAGCCCTATGTTATCGAGGAATTAAGAGAGCAGTTCTCAGAGGAAACCGTTAGGGAGCTTCCCATTGTCTCAAGTGTTAATGTTGCAAAAAGAATAGTTAACTCCCTTGCTTGCGTTTACAAGGATAAACCAAAAAGAGAATTCACTGAGGTATCGGAAGGGCAAAAAGAAATAGCAGACATGATATATGACGATATGTTGGTCAATAAGAAGCTAAATCTGGCAAATAAAGTTTTTAAGAATCACGACCAATGCTTAATTCAGATCATCCCGAAAGATGGCAAGCTCATTATGAGAATATTAAAACCGCATCAATGGGATGCTGTTGATAATGGCGCTAATGGCGACCCCGAGACGGCCAAGGCAATCATCGTTTCATCCTATGATAATAGTGAAGAGTTAATGGAGGCGTCAGAGGTTGTTGACTCTGCAACCGGATCGCAAACAACGTATGACCAAAACGCCGAGAGCTATAAGAATAAGCGAGCAGTCGAAGCGAGGGATAGAAAGAAAAGATACCTGGTCTGGACAGAAGATGAAAACTATTTAATGGACAAAGATGGGCAAATCGTTGGCGAGCCAATGCCAAATCCTATTGGCGCTCTGCCGTTTATCGAGGTAAGCACCGAAAAGGAATTCGAGTATTGGGTAAGAGCGCAGAATACTTTTGCAACCTTCACTGTTGACTTTTGCGCCACCATGTCTTCAATAGCACAAGTGGTAAAGCTCCAGGGATTCTCACAAGCGGTTCTAAAGTGTAATCCCGATATGGCGATAGAGAATGTCCAGATTGGACCAAACTATCTATTGAAGTTGCCCGTTGATATTAACGCAGGAATAGACGCAGACTTTCAGTATGCTAATCCCGGCTCTGATATTTCTGGCTCGCTTCAATATCTTGAAACTCTATTGACGTCATTTCTCTCCTCCAACGGGATTGACCCGAAAACGGTTTCGCTAAATGGTGAGAGCCAATCATATTCATCTGGGATAGAGAGGCTTCTGGCAACAATAGAGAAAGTAAGCGCATCAAGAGAAGATTATGATGTGTTTGAAAAAGTCGAACAAAGAGTATGGACGCTTATTAAGCTATGGTTAGACGCACTAAAGAATACCGATACGCTTGAGCAAAAATACCGCATGGGAAATGTTTCCCTTGAGTCGCAAGTTAATATTAAATATTTCGCGCCAGAGCTAGTTAAGTCTGACGTGGAAGAGCTTGAGGTTATTCAAAGGGAGATCGACTTAGGCATATCTAGCCCAATCAAGGCGATAATGAGTAGGGAGAATCTTTCAAGAGAGCAAGCAATAGAGAAGTTTTTAGAATATCAAGCAGATTCATTAATGATGCCGGCCATGGAGATCCCTGTAAATGGACAAGTTACTACAGAGTAGAACATTGGAAGACGGCGACATTGAGCAAGAGATAGATCTTGGTGAGTATTTCGGCAGAAAACCCACGGCACAAGAGTCAAGAGACTTTGAGATCGAGGCACTAGAGACAATCATAGGAAGAACACAAGACGGGAAATCAGTAACGGGCAAGAAATTTCCTAAGTACAACGAGGACTATGCAGAAGAGAAAGGCGTCTCTCCTGGCGCAGTCGATTTAACTTTATTCGGAGATATGCTACTCGCCATTGATGCAAGCACAAGCGGCTCTATGCTCACGCTTAAAATTGACGACACAGAGGCAGCAAAGGCCCATGGAAATATCACTGGCAGTTACGGAAGATCTAGTAGGGACGATAGTAAAGCAAGAGACTTCTTTGGCCTATCAATTAAAGAGGTTGAGCAAATAACAAGTAAGGTTAAGAGGGACAATCCTGATCTTGAACCAGGGCTAGGGGCACTATTAGAGGCAAACAGGCAAGAAATAAATATAGGTGAAATCTTGACGAACATAGGGCTATTCGTTGACTAAAATCAGAATAACTGGA